GAGCAAAGATTAGAGTATATGGATGGATCAATTGTTGGAAAAACAATTACTGTTCAATATTTTGAAGAAACTAAAAACGATAAAGGAGGAATTTCTTTAAGGTTTCCAACTGTAAAAATAATTCATGGAGATACACGAGATATGTAAAAATTATGCGTTTTATACGCATTTAACTGCGATTTAAACGCATTAAACTAATTAATCACTAAATACTATGACTGAAGAAGACATAAAATATAGACAAGGAAGAAGTAAAGAACAATATGAATCATCAACTAAGGGGGCTATGATAGCTTATATAGGGTGTATTATATTAGGAATTTATTCTATTATTGAATGGGTACTAAGATGAAAGAAATTGATGCAATGTTAGATAGATGGATTCATAATACTATTGTTAGAAAAGAATTAAGGGATTTGATAATAAAAGCATTAAATGAAAAATAAAGTATTAGATTATATTAAATATGTGCTAGAAGTACCAAGAGATGAGTATAATGGTATGCCTACTTGTCCTTTTGCTAAAAAAGAAAGGGAAGATGATAACATTTATATAGATACTTTGAGTCCTGATAATGATTTTATAATTTGTATGCATAATTTTGTTAAATCTAACAAAAACTCAGCAGTTTTTATACAAAATGACGAATTAGATGAAAGAGAAACTAAACGTTATCAAAAATTTTTAAATACTACATTAAAAACATTAGATTTAAGTAATTGGAAAGCATTATGTATAAATCCTAATGATGAATTAGAAGTTGATGGGTTTAATGCTAGATCATTAGCTCCTTGCTTTATGGTTTTGATAAATAACAAAAAGGACATATATTTAGCTCATAGAAGTTTACAAACTACGAAATACTATGATAAAATGGATCAAAAATATAAAAAATATTTAGGAGTATGAGAGTACCTGTAAAACCTAGTGGAAGACGTGCAATGCCTTTTTATTGGTGGAGACGATTTAGATCACATAAATCATTACCTTATAAATCATCACTTTTAAATAAAATCAGAAATGGGGATTTTGAATACTCACAATTTTTCCAAGAAGCTAAATGGGAATTACACTGGATGAAAGAAGAGCAGAAAGACTTTATTGAAAATTATCAAGGTAAAGATCCAGAACAAGATAGACTTTATTTAGATATTGAATTAAGAGCTAGAAAACGTTATAATAAATTATTTGAGGATGCTATGAAAGAGGAAAATGATAGATTAACTAGATTAGTTGATGCCTTATGTAAACAATTTAAAATGTCAAAAGAAGATGTTAGAACTATAATGAGTGAATTTGGAGATACAACGGAAAAGTTGTATTATTATATAGCTCAAGTGCAAGGAATGAATATAGATAATATAAAAACATTAAACAAATGGGGGATTAGCTCAGCTGGCTAGAGCGCTTCGCTTGCACCGAAGAGGTCATCGGTTCGACTCCGATATTCTCCACAAACTGTATATTTATAATAAAGTGTTATAATGAATAAACCTAAAGTTTTTGCTCATGGGAGTTATATTGGTGACGGAGGTTACAATCAACATACCCGTGATTTCTTTAGACATCTATCAAAATTGATTGATGTAAAGGTAAGAAATTTTACTATTAATGATGGGTGGGAAGGTAATTCTGATACTCAACATGATAATGAATCTTACTTAACTCCTCAAGACAAAAAATTATTAACTCTTCAAACATTATGGGTTAATCAAAGTATAGGAGAAAGGGAGGATCATTTAATATATTCTAAATTTAAAAATGATTTTACTCATAATGTAAATATCTTATTACAAGAAACAAATCACAATTATTATTGGGATGATTATATAGGTCCTAAAATAGGATATAATGTTTGGGAATCTACACTTCAACCAAAAGGATTTTTTAATAAATGGAATTCATTTGACCAATTATGGGTTCCATCTAAATGGCAAGCAGAGTGTACTATTAAACAGGGTGCTAGTCCTGATAAAGTAAAAGTAGTACCTGAAGGAGTTGATGTAACAACTTTTTACCCTGAAGATATCAATTATGATGATGGAAGATTCAAATTTGTAATGTTTGGAAGATGGGACTATCGAAAATCAACTAAAGAAATTATTGAAACGTTTCTTAAAACATTTGATGAATCAGATCCTGTTGATTTAATTTTATCTGTAGATAATAAATGGGGGTTCCATCAAGATGGGTGTAACACAACTAAAGAAAGATTAGATAAATTTAATATACCATCAGACCCAAGATTAAAATTTAAATCTTTTGTATCAAGAGAAGATTATGTAAATTATATGAAAAAAGGTCATATATTTTTATCATGTGCTAGAAGTGAAGGTTGGAATTTACCTTTAATTGAAGCTATGTCTTGTGGTACACCTTCTATTTACTCTAACTGCTCAGGACAACTAGAATTTGCTGAAGGGAAAGGATTACCTGTTAAAATAATTGAAGAAAGATCATGTCAAGGCAATTCATATGAAGGATTTTCACAAACTATGCCTATGGATGAAAATGGTAAACTTTCAATGCCCGGTAATTATTATGAACCTGATTTTGATGATTTGAGTAAAGTAATGCGTGATGCATATGAAAATTATAATAATCATAAAAAACGTGCACTTATAGATGCTAAAACCATACATGAAAACTTTAATTGGGATAATGTTGCTAGAATAGGTAAAGATACTTTAGAGGATTTTTTAAAAAATTATAAAGAACCTGAAGATGATAATGAAGTTATTGTAACTTACGATGATGGTCCTAAAGTTGAAATCATTGGGGATTTTGTAAAAAATTATGATGTTGAATTTATTGATAAATCTTGTGATTGTAAAGTTCATGTAGGTAGGATTAGTAATAATATGTGGATTAGTTGTAGTAGAAAATGGAAAACTGATTGGGTTATAAAAGTTAATGGTAAAATAGTTAGTGAGTTTGATTTAAAAGATAAACAAATATATATTTCAATAGATTCTAAATCTATAGGTGATACATTAGCTTGGACTCCATATGCTGTTAAATTTGCTAATGAAAATAAATGTAAAGTTATTTTATCTACATTTCACAATGACTGGTTTAAACAATTACCAGAATATAAAAATATTAAATTTGTATCACCAGGTGTAGAAGTTGATTGTTATGCACATTATTATATTGGTTGGTTTAGAAATAATGAGGAAGATAATTGGAATAGTAAAGATACAAACCCACAACCCGTAAATTTAATTCCATTACAACAAACAGCAACTGATATTTTAGGACTTGAATTTGAAGAATTAAATTATGGTATTAGTTTAGGTAAAGATAAAATACCATGTAAAGAAAAGTATGTAGTATTTGGTCCTCAAGCTACATCAGGGTGTAAAGAATGGGTTTATGATAGTTGGTGTCAATTAGCATCTAAATTTATAAATAAAGGATATAAAGTATTTGTGTGTGGAACTAGTCCCCAAAACATACCTAATACTATAGATATAAATGATTCTTTAGATACTACTTCTACTTATTTAAAACATGCAGAGATATTTATAGGATTAGGATCAGGATTATCATGGTTAAATTGGGCTTTAGGTAAACATACTTACATGATTAATGGATTTGCAGAAAAAGGACATGAATTTACTGAAAATTTGACTAAAATTACAAATGACTTATGTATTAAATGTTGGAACGATCCAGTTTATACATTTGATGCCGGAGATTGGGATTGGTGTCCTGTTTATAAAGGAACTCATATGCAACATATTTGTCAAAAATCAATAACTGTTAATCAAGTATTTAATATAATTAATAATGGTTAAAGAAGAATTTATATGGATAACAGGTGGTGATGAAGGATATCTACCTATGATCGAAGTACTTGCTAAAAGTTTACTTAAATATTCTAAATATAAACTTATAGTTTATGGTTTTAATTGTGATTCTAATATTAATTTATCTAATGTAATTAATAAAAGAATAGATTATAAAACAAAAAATAAAGTAATTAGTAAAGGAGAAAATGATTTGAAAAATAAAGATTATTCAATTTATTTTGCTAAATACTTAGCTAGTTTAGATTCATTAAATGAAAATTATGAAAAATTTGCATGGATTGATGGTGATGCTTTTGCTACAAAAAATATTGATGATTCATTAAACTATTTAGATAATTTAAAAGATCATCCATTATTCATGAGATATTGGCACAAAGACATTTATAATTGGAGAACACATTATGGTATAAAATTAGAAGGACATTATGGAGATGAGTTAGCAGGATTAAAGAATATTATTAGAAATCCTAACCAATTAATCATTGCTACTGGTTTTTATTTTTATGATGATAATAGTAGAGAATTTTTTAATAAATGTTTAAAATGGAATAAAGAATTAGATAAACATAGTGTTAAAATTTATGTTGATGATAATGCTTTTTCTGAAGAAAGAGTTGCTAATTGCATTTTATGGGAGGAAGGGAAAATTGATTATTTACCTATTACTTGGAATAATTATTATAGTAGTGATGATGAGATTGAAGTTAATACTTATTATCTTGAAAAAGGATGGGATATAATGTATGATAGTTATAATAAAAAACCTCTTTTTATACATGGTCCTGATCCTTCAGTAATGAAAAAAGATGGAGATACATTAAATAAAGCATATTTAGATTATAATGCAACTAGACTTATGATAATAGCTCATCCTGATGATGAATTAATATTTGGGGGAGCAGAGTTAATTAAATATGGAAAATATTATAAAGTAGTTTTAGTTTCAAATCCTGAAAATAAAGATAGAATTAAGGAGTTTGAAAATGTTATGAATAAATTAAATGTAGGCTCTTGGGAAATTTTAGGATATGAAGATACACTTTATCCTATTCAAACATATGATAAAATTGATACAATTATAAATTCTAGAAAATGGAATAAGATAGTAACACATAATCCTATTGGTGAATATGGTCATCCCCAACATAAATTAATATTTGATAGAGTTAAAAGTTTAACTGATGATTTTTGGATATTTGGAAAATCACCTGAACGTTTACCTGATGATGTTTTAGAAAAAAAGATGAAATTACTAAAATTATATAACTCAGAACAATCTATTATTAATCAAATATTAGAATGTAATGGTAGATGGTTTATTAGTAATAATTTAAATACTAATTATATAGAACATGAATATATTAGTTGGTATCAACCTGAACGTGATAAAACCCCTTATATAAATTGTTATGATAAATAAACGTTGTTTTTTAGTCACAGCTTATTGTGATAATCCTGAAAAAGTATTGGCTTTAAAAACATGCCTTACACAGCTCCAAAAATACAATACAGATATTATTTTATTTTCACATTATCCGATTGAAGAAGATATATATAATTTAACATCACACGCTATATATGATTATAGTAATCCTATAATTGAATTAGATGGTAGTCGTTCAATGGTAAACTTTATGAGACGTAATTTAGATGGAATTAATTTAAAGTTTAATACTCATTCTTTTGATTATGGATTTGCAGCAGCACAACAAATTAAAAGAGGTTTATTATATGCCGATGATATAGGTTATAATGAAGCTTTTGTTATTAATTATGATTTAATAATTCCTGATGAATTTATGGATGAGATGAATGTTATGCTAGAAGATCATGATAATATAATATTAAATTATGGTGAAGGTCAAAAAGGAGAGGATATTATAGGGCAGTTTAACAAAAGAATTTATATGGCTTTATTTGCTTTAAAAATTAAACCCTTTATTAATAATTTAAAGTCAATTAGTTTAGAGGATTACTATAATAAAGTTGGTGATGATATTGTAGAGGGATATTTATATCCTTTATTTTTAAATGAAAATAGTATTGAAATAGCTAGAAAAGATTGGGAAGGTAATCAAGATAATCGAAAAATACACACTAGTATGGTAATGGAAGGAGATGTTCTACCTAATTTTAAAAAACCAGATTATAGTTGGTTTTTAGGACATGAAATTCAATATATAGGTGATAAAAGGGTTGATAATAATCATCAATTATTTATGTTATGGGATATTAAGAAAGACTTAAATGTTGAAATTTGTATTGATGGGAAAGTAGTTAATACATCTTTTATTCCTAAAAAAAATGGATATCATACAATACAGTTACCTTATAGAACATAATCAACTATATGTTTTAAAAGATAAAATTAAGATTACTATAAATGGATGGATAATACCAGAGGGAGAAATTAAAAAGAATTTAAAATCATCAATAGAAGCATGTTATAATGAGTAAAAATTTATTCTGTATTTTAAGTCACTGTGATAGTGATGAAAAAAAATTAGTGTTAATAGATAACATTAATCGAATTAAAAACAAGGGGTTTGATGTATTATTAGTATCACATATTCCTTTAAGTAATGATATTACATCATTAGTTAATTATTTTATATACGATAGAAGTAATCCTATATTAAGATATCCACAAAAGAGTTTACATATGTGGTGGCATACTACTTTTAATAATGAAGAATATGAATTAAGTACCCATTTACCTGATTATGGTTGGACAGCTTTAAATCAAATTAAAAAGGCAGGAGCATTTTGTGAAAGTCTAGAATATAGTAATTATACTTTTATTAACTATGATATTCAACTTACGGATGAGATACTTTCAAACCATAATTCAAATTTATTAAGTCAAACTAAATTAAATAAAAAGGATTCAAAGGGAGGAGATTTAATATTTTCAACATTATTTTTTAATTTTTCATCTATAGATTTGAAAAAAATATGGAAGTCTTTAATAATGGAAGAATATGCAAATGGAAAGTTGTTATGTGAAAATTATTTTACAGATATTATTAATAATAAAGATATAGATTATAAGATTTATCCTTTAGAAGTTGATGATCAATTAGATTTTAAAATTATAAATGATGGAGAAATATGGAATTTTAATACGGGTAATGATTATTTTAGGTTGTTTTTCGATGATGAAGTTATTATATTGTATATGTTAAAGGGTGATATTAAATTTAATATAAATGATACAGATATAATAAAATATAATGATTTTTCTGTAAATAGATCCCAAAATAAAAATATTGGATATTATGATTTAGATAATAAATTAGTAGATATAATGCCTTTATTAAAAAATAATTCTAATATTATTACAAAAATAAAAATTTTAAATGACTAATAGAGAAAAATGTGCTGGGTGTGATAACAATAGTTTTAGTATAATATATAACTTTGGAGAAATCCCGTTGGCTGGTAGTTTTCCACTAGAAGCTGATAAAAATGATATTAAAAAATATCCATTATCTATTGTAATGTGTAATGATTGCAAATTAGTACAAACTGATACTTTAATTGAACCTGAGGTATTATTTAAAGATTATAGATATGTTTCATCAGTTGGTATGCAAAAACATTTTAATTCATATGCTGATTGGTTAGTTAGTAAAGAAGGTGTAAAACCTATTAATAGTGTATTAGAATTCGGTTGTAATGATGGTCCTTTATTAGATGCATTAAGAAGTAGGGGGATACATAACACTATAGGTATTGATCCTGCTACTAACATAGTTAAATTAGGTAGAGAAAAGGGGTTAAATATTGAAAATGATTTCTTTAATAGTGAATTTGTTGTAGATAATAGGTGGGAAAATAAATTTGATTATATTTTAGCAAGTAATACTTTTGCTCATATAACAGATATTAATTCAGTTGTTAAAGGAGTTGAACAATCTTTAAAAAAGGATGGTAAGTTTATATTTGAAGTTCAATATTTAGTTGATTTAGTTGATAAATTCCAATTTGATTTTATGTATCATGAACATTTATATTATTATACTGTTACAAGTTTAAACCATTTATTATCTAAACATGGATTAAAAATAATTGATGTTGAAAGAGTACCAATACATTCAGGATCAATTAGAGTAATAGCAACTAAAAATTTTGGTGATGAGGTTAATAGTATAGTAGAAGAGTTAATTGAAATTGAAAAAGAATATAAGGATTTAAGTGAATTTAGTTCTAAAATATCTTTAGCTTTAAATAATTTAAGTGCTCAATTAGGTTTAATAAAAGAAATGGATAAAAAAGTAGTGGGTTATGGGGCTTCTGGTAGAGCAAATGTAATAAGTAGTACTATGAAGTGGGACACTAATGATTTAATGTATATAATAGATGAATCACCTGAAAGATATGGTAGATATACATCAAATGGAAAAATACCTATTTACCCACCAGAATTTTTAGAATCAGATCCACCAGATTACATATTAATATTAGCTTGGAATTTTGCAGATATGATTATTGAAAAAACAAAACATTTAGGAATACCTTATATAGTACCTTTTCCTGAAGTAAAATATATAAAACCATGAAAAATGAAAAAATATTTATAACCGGGGGTGCAGGGTTTTTAGGTTCTAACTTAGTAAAACGTTATTATAATGATAATGAAATAACAGTTTATTCAAGGGATGAGGCAAAACATTATTATCTTAAAAAAAGATTTCCTAATATTAATTGTGTTATTGGTGATGTTCGTAATTTTGATTTATTAAAAAGATCTTCTAAAGGACATACTATTGGTATTTTTGCTGCTTCATTAAAACAAATAGAAGCTGTAGACCAAAATGTAGAAGAAGGTGTTAGAGTATTAATTGATGGATCTATTAATTCAAGAAGAGCAGCAGAAGAAAATAATATGGAAGCTGCTTGTTTTATTTCATCCGATAAATCTAGAGCTGCTACTACCTTATATGGCTCAATGAAATTTATAGCTGGAGAATCATTTATAGTAAATGCAGAAAAATCTAATGTAAAGTTATCATCTGCTATTTATGGTAATGTTTTAAATTCAACAGGTAGTATTATTCCTTTAATTTGGGATTCTATTAACAGAAACTATCCACTTACTTTATACTCAGATGAAATGACTCGTTTTATGATTGACATAGAAGAAGCTATGGATTTAATTGAAGTTGGATTAAAAGTAAGTGGTTATAATGTTGTACCGAACTTAAAAGCATTTTTAGTTAAGGATTTATTTGAAATATTTAAAGATAAATTTGGTTTAAAATATAATATTGGTGAACCTAGAATATCAGAAAAAATACATGAAATAATGATTGCTAAAGAAGAAGCACCTAGAACGTTTTATAGTGGAACTAATAATACTTATTACATGCACTACAAAAATGTAAATGACGATTGTATGGCAGATGAATTTAATAGTAATGATGTAACAGTTTCAAAAAAAGAATTAATAAAAATATTAGAACCTTATAATTATTTTAAACCATGAAAGTATTAATATTAGGACATAAAGGAATGTTAGGGTCTATGGTTTGTGCTTATTTTAAGCATATGGATATAGATTATACAACTACAGATTTAAAATGGCCCACTTTAGATTTTGAAAAATATCTTAAAGAATTTAAAGGAGATTATATTGTAAATTGTATAGCAATTACTAACCCAACAAGAAAAGGAATACAAGTAAATTATGAATTACCTAAATTATTAGAAGAAAAAACAAAATGTAGGATAATATACCCAGGTACTGATAGTGATAATGAAATGGGATCATATGCAGCATCTAAAACTAGTGCTAGTATATGGATAAATCAAGACTCAAAAAATACAAAAATAATAAGATCATCTATTATAGGACCAGAATTAATACCAAAACCATATTTATTTGAATTTTTAAAAACAACAAAAGACGCTTCATTTTCAGAACAAGCAAGATGGAATGGTAATACTACTTTAACATGGGCTAAGTATTGTTTAGAAATGATACAAAACTGGAATGATTATAAAATAGAAAATGTTTTATGTAGTAGTTGTATTACTAAAGCAGAATTAGCTGAAATAGTAGCTGATGTATTTAATTTAAAGATAGATATAAAAACTACAAATGAAAAAGGTTTTAATAGATGTTTAAAAAATGAAAAATCTTATTTACCTATAAAGAAACAACTTATTACTTTAAAGGAATTTATATATATTTATAACCAACAAAAATAATATGCAAAATATTAAGTTATCTAAAAAAGAAGTAGAAAAACTAGTAAATCTTCAAGATTCATTAGCCTCTAATATAGAACAATTTGGAACAATAGTAGCTGCTGAAATTGAATTAAAAGAAAGAAAAGGAATAATAGAAAGTGACTTTAAAAGCAATAGAGATTCTCAACGAGAATTAGCAGTAAAGCTTCAAGAAAAGTATGGCGAAGGCACTATAAATTTAGAAACTGGCGAGTTTATCAAACCAGAATAGTTTTTTGAAAAGGTTTTTAATATTTATAATAAAACAATATTAAAAATAATATATTACGATGGCAGAAACTATTTTATCCCCAGGCGTTTTACAAAGAGAAAATGACCAATCTTTTATAGCACCCTTACCAACCCAAGAAGGTGCATCTATATTAGGACCAACGGTTAAAGGACCAGTTAACATACCTACATTAGTTACATCATTTAGTCAATTTAGTACTATTTATGGAACTTACCAAATGAGTGGTTCACGTCCTTACTCTTTCTTAACATCTATAGCGGCAAATAATTACTTTTCAAATGGAGGAAATTCATTATGGGTTACTCGTGTAGTAAGTCAATCCTTCTTACCTGCAACAAGTTCAGCAGTAGCTGATACTAATGGAGGTATGAATACAGGTTCAGGTGCACCAGGAGGAGTAGCTAAAACAGGAAAATCTCCTTTTGTATTAGAAACTATATCTGAAGGTGCAATAATGAACTCAGGACATACTGAAGTAACAGGAGGTTCAGGAGCATTAGTAAATGGAACAACTGATAACCTTAGATGGGAAGTAGCAACAGTAAATACTTCATCAGGAACTTTTTCATTATTAATTAGAAGAGGAGATGATGATGCAAATCAAAAAATAGTATTAGAATCGTATAACAATTTATCACTAGATCCAAATTCACCTAACTTTATATCAAAAGTAATAGGAGATATGGATAAATCAGTAGCAACTGATGGTAGTGATTTTTACATAAAAGAAACAGGTAATTATCCAAATGCTTCAGCTTACGTAAGAATAAGTGCTGTTAATAATTTAACACCAGATTATTTTAATAATGCAGGTGTTGCTAAAGATATTTTTACAGCAAGCTTACCAGATGCCCCACAATCATCATCACTAGATGGTGGAGCTGGATCAAATATTCCTACCACAGCTGGTGGATATAGTAGAAAAATGAATTTTTATGATAATATCGATAATACAGATAGTCAAGGATTAGAAGGAGCGAATTATACAACAGCAGTAGGGTTAATGGCTAATACAGATGATTATAAATTTAATGTATTATCAGCACCAGGATTAATTAATGCAAATGGATTAACAGGTGCAACACCAATTGCTAGCGCAGTATCTAATACAATAGCAAGAGGAGATAGTATTTTTATAGTAGATTTAGTAAATTACGATACAGCATTAGCTACAGTAACAACTCAAGCAGCAGCATTTGATAGTTCATATGCCGCAGCATATTGGCCTTGGGTTCAAACGATTGATGCTAATACAGCAGAAATGGTTTGGGTTCCAGCTTCAACAATGATACCAGGAGTTTACGCCTTTACAGATGCTTCAAGTGATCCATGGTTTGCACCAGCGGGTATAACAAGAGGTGGATTAGGACAAGTTATTAGAGCTGAAAGAAGATTAACAGTAAGTAATAGAGATACATTATATGAATCTAATGTTAACCCAATAGCTACATTCCCAGGACAAGGTGTTGTAGTATTTGGACAAAAAACACTACAGAAAAAATCTAGTGCTTTAGATAGAGTAAATGTAAGAAGATTAATGATTGCTCTTAAGAGCTTTATAGGACAAGTTTCAGATAATTTAGTATTTGAACAAAATACAATAATTACAAGAAATAACTTCTTATCACAAGTTAATCCTTATTTAGAATCGGTACAACAAAGACAAGGATTATATGCATTTAAAGTTGTAATGGATGATTCAAATAATACACCAGCAGTAATTGATAGAAATCAATTAGTTGGTCAAATATTTTTACAACCAACTAAAACAGCTGAATTCATAATTCTTGATTTCAATGTTTTACCAACTGGAGCAACATTTCCAGCATAAAAACAAAAAAATTAGATATTTATAATAAAATAAAATAAAATAATAAAATGGCAGTATTACAATCATCGGAAATATTTTTTACAGCATTTGAACCAAAACAAAAGAATAGGTTTTTTATGAGTGTTGAAGGTATGCAATCCTACCAAATAAAAGCAGTAGGAGCTGTTAACATAGCACAAGAAGCAATTCCTTTAAATCATATAAATGTTCAAAGATTTGTAAAAGGAAAAACAACTTGGGGACCAATTTCAATGACGTTATTTGACCCTATTACACCATCAGGAGCGCAAGCAGTGATGGAGTGGGTTAGATTACATCATGAATCAGTAACAGGTAGAGATGGATATTCCGATTTTTATAAAAAAGATTTAACATTCAACGTATTAGGACCAGTAGGTGACATAGTATCTGAATGGATAATTAAAGGCGCAATGATAACATCAGCTAACTTTGGGGATTATAGTTGGGATGATGACAGTGCCGCTCAAGAAATTTCATTAGAAGTACAACCAGATTATTGTATTTTAAATTTCTAGAAAATTTTACACTCCCTGATATTTCCTTCAAAATAGCTTGGCTTCGGTCAAGCTTTTTTGTATATTACATATGTATGACAAATAAACAAACAGTTATTTAAAAATAGATTATGCAAGAATTCAAAATTCCAACCGAAACAATAGAATTACCATCACAAGGCTTATTATATCCTAAAGACCACCCATTATCAAATGGTACAATAGAAATGAAATATATGACTGCTAGAGAAGAAGATATACTAGCAAACCAAAATTACATAGCAAAAGGAACTGTAATTGATAGATTATTAAAATCTTTAATAGTTACAAAAGTTGATTACAATGATTTGGTTGTAGGTGATAAAAATGCTATTATGATAGCAGCTAGAATATTAGGTTATGGACCTAATTATAAATTTGAATATAATGGTGAAGAAGATGAAGTTGATTTATCTAAAATAGATAATAAAAAAATAGACAAAAAATTGTTTACTCAAGGTAATAACGAATTTCCTTTTGTATTACCTCATTCTAAAAATAAAGTTACTTTTAAATTATTAACTCATAGAGATGAGCAAAAAATATCTAAAGAAATTGAAGGTTTACAAAAATTAAATAAAGATACTAATCCTATAGTATCAACAAGATTAAAATTCCAAATTATTTCTGTAAATGGAGATTCAGATCCACCTACTATACGTAGCTTTGTAGATAAAGCATTATTAGCTCAAGATTCAAGAGCTCTTAGAAAACATATAAGCGATATACAACCAGACATAGATCTGACTTTTTTTCCCCGAGGAACTAAAGAATCAAGACCCATCCCAATTAGTCTCAGGTTTTTTTGGCCTGACATCTAAAGAGGGGTTTACTTTACATAAGCATGTATTTAAAACTATACATGAAATAGTATTTCATGGTAAAGGAGGGTATGATTGGCATACAGTATATGATATGCCTATATGGTTAAGAAATTTTACTTTTACAGAAATTAAAAAATACTATGATGATGAAGCAGCAGCAGTTAAAAAATCAAATCCTAAATCATCTAAATCAGGAAATACAACAACTACTAATATTTTAGATAGTTCCGGAAAAATAAATCCTCCAAGCTTTCAAGGAAAATCAAGTTATAATTAAAAACTCAATTTTTTAATATTTATAACAAAACATCGCTTAAATGGCAACTGAAAAAGACATCCAAAATCAGAAAAATCAAAACGAAGAATTACAGGAAACTGTTGATCTTACAAATGAGCTAGCAGGTTCAGCTGCAAGGGCTCAAAATGCTATAAAAGGGTTTGGTGATAAAATTAAGGATGCAAAAGAGGGTAGTGAAGACTTATCTGCTAATTTTGATAATGCCCAAAGTGAAGCTAATAAATTAGCTACTGCTATTGGAAAACTAGGTACTTTTGAAAAATCACAACTTAAAGACGCCAAAGAAAGAAAAAATATTACTAAAAATTTAGCTGCTATAGCTAAACAAAGATTAAGGGTTGAAGCCCAAATTTCTGCTAATAATGTAATGATGGCTAATGCTACTAAAGCAGAAAAAGAAGCATATTCAAAAATAAACGAAGAGTTATTAAACACCTTAGACACAACAGATGGAATATTATCAAAATTTGATGGAATTGCAGATAAAATTAAAGAAATTGATAAAGGTAGTAGTTTTGCAAATAAACTAGCAGATGGGGTTAAAGATATACCTGGTTTAGGTCCTTTATTAGCTGGCCCTATTAAAGATTTTGCTAAAGGTCTTGATGCTGTTAACTCAAATTTTGGTGAGGCTGTAAAATCAGCTGAAGATATGTCTAAGCTTACAA